TTCAACATGTTCCACGACATGTACAAGACTGCCAAGCGAGCAAAGACTCAACGTGCAATCTTCTGCGGGTGGTGGCGTAACGAGTATTACCAAGTCCCCGCTGACTCCAACATCTACAAGGTCTACTGGGATGGCAAGCTGACAGGGGAAGAGAAAGAGTGGCACAAAGATATTAAGAAGCTCTACGGCTTTGAGATTAACTCTCGTCAGATGGCTTGGTGGAGATGGAAGATGTACGAAGGTATCAAAGACGATGCCCTGATGTACCAAGAGTTTCCACCTACAGAAGACTATGCCTTTGTGATGACTGGCACTAGCTTCTTCTCACACACAAGATGTACAGAAGCTGCCAAGCTAAGTAAGAAGACAGAGTGTGACCACTACAGGTATTCGTTTGGTCAACTGTTCCAAGACACAGAAGTGTTGCGCTCAACAGAGAGACTAGGCACTCTCAAGGTCTATGAAGAGCCTATAGACAGTGCGTACTATGTCATTGGTGCTGACCCTGCGTATGGCAGCAGTGACTGGGCTGATAGGTTCTGTATTCAAGTCTTCCGTTGCTATGCAGATGGCCTAGACCAAGTAGCAGAGTTTGCAACCTCTGAACTCAACACCTACCAGTTTGCGTGGGTGATAGCCCACCTTGCTGGCGCTTACAAGAACAGTACCCTTAACCTTGAGGTGAATGGCCCAGGTCAAGCTGTGATTAACGAGTTGAGGAACTTGAAACGCTTGGCAAGCAGTATGGGTGGGGCTACAGGTCGGGACTTGATGGATGTGCTTGGCAGTATGCAGAACTACATCTGGCGCAGGAATGATACGTTGGGGGGCTTGTCAAACAGCATAGGCTACCTAACTACAAGCAACAGCAAGGAACGTATGTTGCAGTACATGAAAGACTATTTTGAGCGGGGCATGATGAAGATTCTCAGCATGGATACCCTAGAAGAAATGAAAGGTATTGTGCGAGAGAACGGCTTTATCGGTGCACCTGGTCGGGGTAAGGATGACAGAGTGATAGCTACTGCCCTTGTTGCCGTAGCCTATGCCGAGCAGATTCAACCAAGATTGATAGCACAGAAGATTACCCGTGCAGTAAGCGCTGCACAAGAGTCTTACTCCCCTGAACAGATTGCTGTTGGCAGAAACGTAAGTGATTACTTGAAAAGGATAGGCATGTATGGTTCATGACCAACTGACAATCGTGTCTGTGTACGGACACAACAACGGTGCTTCTGCCATACCTTCTATCACCAGAAGTATGAACGAGTTGCCTGGTAGTAAGGGCTTACTTATCTCCATAGAAGAGCCACCCAACTTGCCAAGCAATGTGGTTTGGAAGCGTTGCCACAACATAGACTACCTTGGGTATTCCCTGTTTATGATGCACGGCTTGTACGCCTATATAGAGACAGACTACTGCCTTGTCGTGCAGGATGATGGTTGGGTGTTGAACGGCAAGAACTTTAAACCTGAATACTATGACTACGATTACATAGGTGCACCCTCACACTGTGCCTTTGGTGACGGTAATCTGTACCTCCACTTTACTTGGACTCAAGCTACAGAGCCAGTCAAGGTTGTGCAAAACGGTGGATTCTCTTTGCGAAGCAAGCGTTTCTTAGAAGCCTGTAACAAGCACGGCATCATGCACCTGAATGCAAATGAGATACACGGGTGGAATGAAGATGCACAACTCTCAGCTATATTAAAACCAGTTCTTCAATCCTATGGTTATAAGTATTGCCCTGATGAGATAGCCAAATACTTTAGCATGGAGTATGTAGGTCATGGCTTTCATGAAGAATGGTTTGATTACAACAAGTTATTGGGTCACCATGCCCAAACAAGAAAGTTAGTAAGCACTAACCACGTAGTTGTCCCTGCTGACCCTACCAAGAGTTACGGGGAGGTAGGCTTTATGTCGTGGTTACAAGAACAAGGTTACACCGTGGAGTACAGATATGACCCCGTTAAGCAAGCGTGAACTGACAAAACACATGCAGAGGTTCACTGCTGACAAGGAAAGAGGTATCTCTATAGCCCTGTTTGCCGAACTTGCGGGGATAAGTCACGGGCATTTCTACGATGTATTCATCTATAACAAAGAACCACTCACCGAAATGGTGCAACGTAGGGTCAGTAAAGCCTACCAACAGTGGAAAGCAGGCAATGTAAAGATTATGAAACGCATAGATAACACCCGCTATGTGGACTACAGGAAAGAATCTCAACCCGTGTTTATGCCCAAAATGGGGCTACAAGTAACGTCAGATGGCATAAAAGTGAAGGTTGGGATGGTAAATAGGCACGATTACAGCGAAATTTCACTTGACGAAGCACTAAGGGGGTAACTATGGCAATTCTGAGAGACTATTACTGCACAAACCACGGAATCTTTGAAGCATGGGAGCCAGACTGCCCTATGAAGCACTGCAAAGGCGAAATATCCGTTGTACACCTTAAACCAGTAGGTACAAGGTCTGCAAAGACCTCTGCAACCGACAAAAACCTCAACAATTTGGCTCTTGACTTCGGTATGACCGATATTAAGAAGACACATGAGGGTGAACACCAGTCTGGCTATCTCAAACGCAAAAACAAGCTGTCTGATAAGCAATTTGCTGAAGCTACAGACGCTATGAACGCCCAAAACCAAAACCAACAGAAGCAGACACGCCCTGGCGACTCTGTAATTTGGGGTGGCGGGGGCAACATCAACATGAAATCCGTCATGGGTGGACAATTCAAATCCGTTGCGGGAGAATCAGTCGGCATCAACCCTAAAGCAGCGGGTGACCTGCAAGGGCCGAGAGCCGCCAGCTATATGGCAGACCCAGATAACCTACAGGTGAAGAAATGAGAATCCCAAAGAATCCCGTTGACCGTGAACGCTTTTACTTAGACCTCATAGATAAGTGCATGGTCAGTCGGGAAGAACGCAAAGCTGACTACGGAAGTTTGCGCTCTTATTATTTATTTGGTAACGGCCCAGATGACACACCCGCTCTCTACAACAAAATCTTTCCACACATTGACCAACTGACCTCGTTCCTGTACTCCGCAGAAACTACAAGGTTCAGCATCAACACTGGTGCGGCTGTGCCTGACGAAGAGCAAGTCAAAGTCCCCGCTCTTACCCGTGCCCTTAATGATGAGTGGCTCAACAGTAACGGTGACCAAGTTTTTTCCACAGCAGTTACGTGGTCACTGTGCTACAACTCCACATTCGTTAAACTGGTTATCAACAACGGTATCCACCCCTACATGGTAGAACCTGCGTGTATGGGTGTGCTGCGAGAAGACACCCCTTATTCCGACAGGCAAGAAGCGATAGTGCAGACTTACTACATCACCAAGTCTGAATTGTTTGACCGCCTGTACAGCCATCCCAACAGAGAAAAGATTGTCGAGCGTGTTACATCCACGCAACATCAACGTACAGAGGTTGCCAACGGTATTGAGCGTATCTTGATGTCGCAAGTCAATCCCACCATGTACGGTAACGTCAATCTAGACTTAGGTGGCATGAACCGCTACAAAGCAACTGTTGCTGAAGATACGGTTGAGATGACAGAGTTGTGGGTGTGGAACGATGACACCAAAGATTACCAATGCGTAACCAAAGCAGACCCTGATGTCATCATCTATGACAGACCAGGCGAGTCTGTCTTCTTAAAAGGCGAGTTGCCATTTGTGCAAATCTGCCCTAACCCGCTTTACGATTACTACTGGGGTGGCTCAGAAGTTCAGCGTCTGGTATTCCTCCAGCAGTTACGCAACAAGCGTATGACTGAGATTCTTGACTTGCTCTCTAAACAAGTCAGTCCTCCTACCGCTCTTATTGGTTTCACAGGCATTCTTGACGAGAAGAACTTTGCGCTTAACCGTGCAGGTGGCTTACTCGCAACTGATATGCCTAATGCTAAAGTAGAGAAGTTAGCGCCCACTATCCCACCTGATTTATTTAAAGAAATTGGTGAGATAGACCTGATGTTTGAGGAAGCCTCTGGCATTGTTTCTGTCTTGCAAGGGCGTGGCGAGGCAGGTGTACGCTCGTCAGGTCACGCATCCCAACTCGCACGTTTAGGTTCTAGCCGAGCCAAGAAACGTGCACTCATCATTGAGGACAGCTTAGAAAAGTTGGCTACTCTGTATTTGAAATGTATGCAGGTGTACGACAACACGCACTACAAAGACGTAGATGGCAGGAAGTTTATTGCCGAGCAGTTCACCAAAGACTTTGTGGTCAAAGTAGATGCTCACAGTAACTCACCAATCTTCATGGAAGATATGCGCCAGCTTGCATTCAACCTGTTCAAAGCCCAAGTAATTGACAAGGAATCCTTGCTTGACTTGCTTGAGCCTCCAATGAAACAATTACTCAAAGACCGTTTGAAGAAGATGGAAGAAAAGGGTGAGGCACAGGCTATGGCTAAACAAGCACAGCAACCGCCTCCTAAAGCAGAGGGTAAACCAGACTTAAAACAGGTGGGATGATGGCAACAGCACCAAGCACTAGAAGTATGACCCAACCCAAGGCTGACCAACCAAGGGCAACAACAGAGTCGCTGAAAAAAGGCGAAGCGAGTCCTAACTTGACAATGCGTCAAACAGGGATTAAAACCATGTCTGGGCGTAGTCAACGTGATTACGCTCGCAAATAACACAGGAGTACATCATGTACAAAAAAGCAAAGCGTGGACGCAAGCAGTGTCGTTAATTTGATTTCCCCGCAAGGGAAAAAGGGTGTGGCTTACTTCCCTTCCCAAATAGTTCGCCGCCTCTAACCTTGGAGAAGACCATGCGTAAAGCTCGTAAAGGCCGTAAAAGCCGCAAGTAATCCGTAAGGATTTGTCTTGGGGGGCGACATAAAATCCCCCCACCTATTGACAACTTGTAAGTAAGTGGTTACAAACACGGCAAGGAGTGATTATGAGTGTTCCAACAGATAAGTTGATGGAGTTAATGAAAGGCAGCAGAAGCGCCAGCGCACCTATGCCTAATGCAGAACAACCTCCGTCTGCTGGAATTTCAGGAGAAGAAACTCCTCCTATGGCTTCCCCTATGTCCACCCCTGAACCAAAGATGGGAACTAAGGAAGCTGCACTCATAAACATCAGCATGGCGATGGACTTGCTAGAGCAGTCCCTCCCCGCTTTTGGCTCAGAATCCGTTGAAGGTCAAAAGGCCTTGAACGCTATTCGCCAACTGTCTGGTTTGATTGGCCCACGCAAGAGCAAGACTAACGAACTTCAACAGTCTGAAATTCTTCAGATGTTACAAACATTGCCACAGGCGGGTGGTGCTACCCCTGAAGGTAGAGCGATGGCACAAGCAC